TACATCCGGGAATAAAAGCCACAGCAATACATCCGGGAATTACAGCCACAGCAATACATCCGGGAATTACAGCCACAGCAATACATCCGGGAATAAAAGCCACAGCAATACATCCGGGAATTACAGCCACAGCAATACATCCGGGAATTACAGCCACAGCAATACATCCGGGAATTACAGCCACAGCAATACATCCGGGTATTACAGCCACAGCAATACATCCGGGAATGAAAGCATTGCGTCATCATTAGGAATTAATTCAAAAGCTTCAGCAAAAAAAGGATGGATAATTATTGTAGACTGGAGAAGAAATAATGAAAGCAAAATGTACATAAAAGACATTCATAGAGCAAAAGTTGGAAAACATATAATAAAAGGAGTAAAAATACAAGCAGACACAGCATATTGGTTTGAGGATGGAATATTAAAATCTGAAAAATTATAAATTATTTAAAAAACAATTATGGAATATGATCACAGGAACAGCAATATAGAAGTTACTATATACAGCACGGAAAAGATAGAGGCGGGTATGTACAAATTGCGAGTAACAACGAAAGGGCCAATGGAAGAACAAGGATTGAATTAATTAAGGATGTAATAAATATATTAAACGAATAATCAATTAAAATAACAGTTATGGGTGAAATACAATTAAGGAAATGGACGGATGAGAATTATAAATTAGCAAAGCAAAAGGTTTGCGAATGCAGAAGACCATATCAGATGAATATCGCGGACGACACCTGCACGCTTTGCGGATACAGGATAAGCTTCAAGGAGAGAGAGGAAAAAAGGCGAAAGACGCTGGATAAAAACGTGGTGTGGTTCAACCCGAATGACCAAGATAATTGGGTGTTTAATCTACATTAAGGATGTATGTTATAATCATATTAAGGTGGGTTTATTATACTGCGATAAGTGTCATATTCCTTAAATATTTTAATATACATTTAACGTTCTTTGGCTGTATAATGTTGAGCATTCCGCTTTTTATACATGCCTTTAACACGACGGAAGTGAAATGGAAGAAAAGGATTTAATAATGTTTGTGGACTGGTATTTAAAGGACTACGAAAGCGACAGCACGGAATGGCCGAAGACAGAAAAAATAGTAAAGGACTATTTTAAGCACAAAGGCGAGACAGTAGTGGAATGTCCAAGATGCGGAAATACACATGTCTGTAAAAATGTTAAAAAGTAATTTTGTAAAGTTAATATTAATTAATACATTTGTAACCCTTAAAAATCAATTATTATGGAATATTTTGATGTAGAGTGCGACAATTGTGAAAACTTGATAACATTAGAGTCAAAAGACTTGGATGATGCAGTGATACAGAGTGAGTATATAAAGAGATTCACATATGATAATAACAAGTTTAAACGAGCATTGTGTGATATGCTGGGCATGAGTTACCATGCTGACAAGCATGCTATATCCGCAAGGCTTATGACAAAGATAGACTAATGGAAGACAAAGACACTATATTTTGTGAAACCTGCGGGAAGTATTACGACATTAATGCCTTAATATTGCAAGCAGATGGAAACTTTGGGTGCTGCCCTAATTGCAGTAAATTATTGGACTTAAACAAAGAAACATGAAAAACGAATGGAAGAATGAAAAGCAGCTATTAATCTTGTTTTTATTAGGAATGGCTGGTGCGATATTGTGGTATTTACTTTTAAATTTATATTTCTTATGAAAAGCATAATCCCAAAAAACAACAAGCCTGAAAAGCAGATAGTAAAAAAAGCGGAAGTAAAGCAGGAGTATAAAATGATAGGCAGCATGAAGTATAGACCCGGGCTTACTTTGTTTGAGTTTAATACTGTCACTGGAGAGTTAAGTGTCGCGGAAATAAAAAAGACAGTAAGCGTGGATTTTAAGACAGGAAAGCCCAAGCGAAAATTTGAAGTGGAACATAAGAAAGATTGCTGGTATCTGTATGCCTTCAACATGGATAATGCAGAAAGGAAATTAAAAAATATTTATAAACAATTTGAAAAAGAAAAAAATTATGTGGAAAGTAAGTAAGAGAATGGAGGTAGCTGGAGCTCATAGCTTGAGCTTGGATTATGAGAGCAAGTGTACAACCAAACACGGTCATAATTGGATAATTACCGTGCATTGTGCGGCAGTAAAATTAAACCATAACGGTATGGTGGTGGATTTTACGGAAATAAAGAAAAAAATACATGATGTCTTGGACCACACTGATTTGAACAGGATATTTCCTAAAATGAACCCGACTGCTGAAAATATTGCAAAGTGGGTATTTGAACAGTTTGATACTTGTTACAAGGTTGAGGTACAGGAAAGCGAGGGGAACATCGCAATATATGAAGATGAAATGTTTTTTTATAAAAATTTTACAAATGAAAAAGTATAAGATAAACGAGATATTTGAGAGCATCCAGGGCGAGGGAAGCAAGGCGGGTGAAGTGGGTGCAGGCAAAAAAAATCTGTAAAAAGCACATATAAGCTTCTTTGCGAGCATAGTGGATTCAGCACTTACGTCTAACGGAGATGTAAACAAGAAACATGATAGGTTGAAAGATTTACCCGCGAGCTTTGTGCCAAACAGGAATGCGATGTTTATTACAATCGCCCACGCTCTTGCCCAAAAAATAGAAACAAATACACTTGTGACAGGAGTATGCGAGACTGATTTTAGCGGGTACCCTGATTGCAGAGCGGATTTTGTTGCACAGATACAGGATGCTTTAAACAGCGGCAGCGATTGCAGTATATACATACATACACCGCTCATGTATCTAAATAAAGCAGAAATATTTAAAATGGCGAAAGATTTTAGTATTTTAGCCGATGTATTGAAATTGAGCCATACTTGTTACAATGGAGACAGAACAAAGAGACATCCTTGGGGATATGGGTGCAATGATTGTGCTGCCTGCAAGTTAAGAAGACAGGGATACGAACAATATTTACAAACATATAAAGAAAAATAAAATGACATTAGCAAAATTAATAATTGACGCCGGGCATGGCTGGTTCACAAAAGGAAAAGAGTCCTTGTTTCACAGGATGTTGAATGGTATTTTTAAAATGAAGCCAATACTGAAAGAGAACAATGTAAATGAAGCGATTTGTAACAAAATATCTGTATTGCATAAAAATTGCAAGTTTATAACAAATGAGTGGCAGGATGTAAGCTTGAATGAAAGGGTGCGTCGGGAGCACGAACAGTATCAATACCAGAATAGTTTGTTTCTTTCTATTCATGCGGATGCTTTTCCAAGAAAAAACGTGGCGACAGGAGGAACGTTCTTTTATTATTCCGAGAAAGGAAGAAAGATAGCATTATATATGACAAAAGCTTTAAAAAGTAGTGGATATATGTTGAGATTAAGAAACCCAAAACAAGCAAACTACAAGATAATAAGAGAAACGAAAAGTATTGCAGTATTATTTGAGTTGGGCTTTATGACTACGAAAAGCGATTTGGATATGCTAATGTCTGAAGCATACAGGAACCATACTTCAAAATTATTAGTTCAAGCAATTAATGAAATGCCCAAAATTTTACTATCATGAAATCAAAACTGATATTATACTTGATTATTGTTATATTATTGCTTACTGGAACAGTTGGTGGGTTTGTAATATTTAACTTAAACAACCAAATAGAACGTTTAAGCAATAATTTCAAGCAAGTATATACAAACATGCCGGATAAAGATTTAATGCTTACAAAGCAAGAATTTAAGCAATTAAATAAGCAAAGCGAGGACAAAATATTGGCGTATGTAATGGACAGCTTAAAATTAAAATATAAACATATACGGCAGACGATTGATAATAATTATGAGTATTCGTACGATACGACTATTGTTATGACGTATGATATTAAGGGCAGCCCAATAAGGTATTTTTCTTACCAGCCGGATAGTTGTATAAATGTGGAGGGAAGGATGGATTTTTTTACAGATACAATGATATTCGATAAGTTTGACATAAGATATGCAAGCAAGTCCGTTTATTATTGGAACAGGGAGACAAAAAACGGACGTAAGATATTTTGGCCTTTTGGAAAAAAAATAAATTACTGTACTACTGTAAACAACTGCAAAGGACAGACGAAAACAAAAAAAATAACTATAAACAAAAAATAAAAATAAATGAAACAAGATTTAATGACAATAAAGGAATTGATTGCTTACTTGGTTGAGAAGCCGTCCATCAATACTGTCTATAAGTGGACTACCACAGGAAAAATACCTTTCAGAAAGATAGGAAGGAAATTATTTTTTAGTAAGAAACAAATAGACAAATGGAACAATGACAATAGACCTTCACAAGTTATATGAGAATTTTTCGATAATTCCTTTGCACGGGAAAAAGCCAATTCTTACGGAATGGCCCAAGTATGCAGAAGAAAAGATTGCTTTTGAAAAAATAAAGAACCACAAAAATAATTTCGGCATTGTATGCGGATATGAGGGTTTGGAGGTTGTGGACATAGACAACCATTTTCAAGATGCTGGAATAATGTATGATTTTATAGATGACAATATTGATTTGAGCTCTTTCTTTATAACAAGGACGGGCGGAGGCGGTTACCATATCTATTACAAGTGCGAAGAAATAGAAGGAAACCAAAAACTGGCTCAAAGAATTAATATAAAAGGACGCCCGGAAGTGTTGATAGAAACAAGGGGAAAAGGCGGGCAGGTTGTTTTTTATAATAATATTCGCGTAGGTTCAATAACAAGCATACCCACAATATCAAAGGAAATGAGGAATAAATTGCTGCAAATATGTTGCTCTTTGAACGAAGTGGAAAAAAAGACAAACAAGACAAAGGAATCCACAGCGATAGCAGGAAAGAGGCCCGGAGATGTGTATAACAGTGATGCTAATACAGTTATTGAGACGATAAATTTGCTGAAGCAGAACGGTTGGACGAGTAATGACGACAGGTATTTTAAAAGGCCAAACAAGAATACTGATGGCATATCTGCAACATTTGGAAAAGTAGGACAGAACAAGTTTTATGTCTTTTCAAGCAATGCTCATCCTTTTGAGGCGGAAACATCTTACAGCATGTTTGGCGTGCTTACAGAATTATCATATAAGGGCGATTATTCAGCCTCTGCCAAACATTTAGCAAAGCAGTATAATATTAAGCTGCCACAAAAAAAAAAAGCAGTAGAACTGCAAAAAACAAGCTCTAAAGACAAGTGGGCAGTCCTGGAAACTATTATAAAAGAATGGAACTTACGATTTCGTTTTAATGAGATAACGAAAGTCATGGACGTCAGTGTTGATAAGCAGGAGTATGAATCCTTAAAATTGCTCCCTGGTGATATAATCAGGGAAATGGAAGTAAACAGGGGCATAAAAAGCATTTCAACCAACAAGCTTATGGAGATGATTGGAAACAAAAGCATCTGTGAAGTTTATAATCCTGTAAATTCATTTTTTAAGAAGCTGCCAAAGTGGAATGGAAAAGACAATATAAAAGAGCTTTGCAAGTATATAAAGCTTGAAAAGGATGAGAAGCCTGATTATTTTGAAAGCATGTTTAAGAAGCACTTAATTAGAACGGTCAAGTGTGCAAAATTTGCAAAATATACGAACAGGATGGTATTGGTATTGCACGGAAAACAAGAGATTGGAAAGTCTGAAATATTTCGCTGGATGATACCAGGAGAGCTATACAACGAGGAAACAGTAAACCCGACGGAAAAGGATAGTATTCTTGCATTGAGCAGGTATATTTTTATAAACATGGAAGAGCTGGACAGCTTAAACAAAAGGGATGTAAGTAAGCTTAAGGCATTTATAAGCCGCAGCGAGATAGTCAAGAGGGTTGCGTATGGCAGGCACGATGAACGCTTTGACAGGATTGCGAGCTTTGTAGGCAGTACAAACAAAAGCGATTTACTTGCAGATACAACAAATACGAGATGGCTTATTTTAAAAGTCAAGGATTTTGATTGGAAAGGTTATACAAAGAAAATAGAACCCTTGCAATTATGGGCTCAAGCTGTGGAAATGCTTAAGAATGATAATTATGCTGGGGAATTAAGCAAGGAAGAAAAGGAGGAACGAGAACACAGAAACTCACTGCAATTCCTTGAGACGAGCAGCGAAAGAGAAATACTGATGAAGCATTTTGAGGAGAGCGACAAGTCTGACGGTATTACTGCCACGGAGATAAAGCATTTGATTGAGACAAACATGTACCCGATGCGGATTAACCTGCACCAGCTCGTAAGGGAACTTCACAGGATGTACGGAGAACCAAACAATACAAGAATAAACGGCAAAGTGGGCAGGTATTATTTTTTGAAGCACGGATTTAATTCCGAGAGCCCGGAAGCCACTTTTAACAATTATTACGAACCACAAAAGGAAAAGGAAGAAGATGTCCCTTTTTAATTTATAATAACGTTGAATAAAATTTCGTTTTAATGAATTTTATTTTTTATTATGCATAGTACGGTAAATTAAAAAAGAATAATGAAAAAATATAAGATATTAAATTTATATGCCTGTTTAGGTGGGAACCGTTATAAATGGGATGAAGTAGCGGACAATTTAGAAATAACTGCTGTTGAATGGGATGAAGAACTTGCAAAATTATATCAAGAGAGATTTCCAAATGATACTGTAATAATTGCAGATGCTCATCAATATTTATTAGACCATTACAAAGAGTTTGATTTTATATGGTCAAGTCCGCCATGTCCTACACATAGTAGGCTTGTAAACACAAATAAACATAGAGAAAATTATACAAATAAATATCCGGATATGAAATTATATCAAGAAATTATATTTTTAGATGATATATTTCAAGGAAAGTATGTTGTTGAAAATGTAATACCTTATTATAAACCATTAATACCGGCAAAAAAAAGGGGTAGGCATCTATATTAGTCTAATTTTAATTTACCAAATTCATTAAATGAGAGAGATGATATAAATGGAATAATTGGCAAATCAAATGATGTTGACAAATTATCAATTTTTCATGATTATGATTTTAGAAAATATAAAGGGAAACAACCTATATCAAAAATAGGTAAAAATTTAGTAGATTATAAGGCTGGTAAAACAATTTTAGAAATAGTTATGAAAATTCAAAAGCATAATAACACAATGCAAACAAGTCTTTTTGATATATTAAAGTAGTATTATGCATAACAAAATTATAAAAATAGTGGTGGTATTCTTAACAAATAAACAAACGATGCTTGGTTGCAAAGTACGGGTAATCGTATAAGATAGGTTCAATTCCTGCCGCCATTGTTTTTATATAAATGTTATAAAACATCTTAAAGAATAAAATAAAATTTGCTATTAATAAAAATTAATATACATTTGTAAAAATTAATAAACATAAATTATAAATTATGAACACAAAAGACAACATTTTAGAAAGATTATCCGCTCCGTTTGAAATAATAGGAGCAGACGGAAAGAGGCACCCAGACCATAAATGGAAAGTAAAAGTAACAAAAGGAGAATTTGCAATATGTGTACCTTATATTGACGCTCGCCAAGTTGCAAGCAGGTTGAATGATGTATTGGGTATTGGCGGATGGAATGATACACTTATTGAAACATCCGGAGCTTCTTTGATATGTGAAATAACCATCTTTGTTGAAAACAAACAAATTACCCGCTCTAACGTAGGAACACCAAGCGAGTACGCCAAAGAAAAAGGAATGGCAAGCGATGCTCTTAAACGTGCTGCAAGTAAATTTGGCGTAGGCGAATACCTTTATAATGTTCAACCAGTAAAAATGCCAAAAGTAAGCAAGAACGGAAAAATATATGCAGCAACAGACGACGGAAAAGCTCTTATAACAGGGGACGAATTAAGTTCCTATATAAACCAAAAACATCCTTTAAGAGCTAAATTAACGGAGATATATCACAGTTTGACAAAAAATGAGAAAGAAAAGCACCAAGATAATTTTACTAATATATGGAACATCTTAAGCAAAAAATAATATGACTTTTGAAGATTTAGTAAAAGAAACAGAACAAGAAGTAGTCAGCAAGCTGCAAAGCAAAGGATATGATATTGGATACAAAGAAGGCGAATTGCAACGAACGGATGAATGGTTTAAACAGAGACTTGGCAGGTTTACGGGTAGTGGTATCAAAAATCTTATGTCTTGCAGCCAAGCAACCTCCAAGATGGAATGGGGCAGAGCGGAAAAGATTATAGATTTTGGAGAGACTGCGAAAAAATATGTGTACAGCAAAGCAATGGAACGAAAGAGAGGTAAGGTTATACACATGTCCACATCTGCGGCAATGCGGTATGGCACGGAAAACGAGCAACCTGTTATTGATTTAATGCTTGCAAAAAACAAACATTATCTTTTTAAGGAGGTTGGGTTTATTGAGTTTATTAAAGGAATCGCAGGGGCAAGTCCGGATGGTTTGCTTATGGATAAGATGACTGGTGAAAAAATAGGATACGAGGGCAAGTGTGCGACCAATTGGGATACTGTTTATTCTCGGTGCGAGACACCAGTAGACCAAAAACACCAGGATTTTTGGCAATTACAAGCGGAAATGATGTCTCTTAAAGTAAAAAGATTGCTGTACACAATAGGCGAACCCAGTGAGGACATGTTCTTGCCAAACATTACAGATGTACAAACAATTATGGTTGATGCTTCGCCCATACACCAACAATCAATTATTCACAGGTGCAACATAGGAAACAAAGCTATTGAATTATTTTTGAAAGGTAAAAACTTTCATGAATCAATTCTTGCAGCATGTTCAAATTATGAGATATAAAGTAACATATATAATAGAAGCAGAAAATAAAGAGGCAGCATATTTATATGGTAAGGCAAAAATATTAAATGTTGAAAGCACTGAAATCACAATAGAAAAATATAAGACAACTGCAAAAATGAATTATAAATTTGAAGCAATTTTAAACCATCCTGACGTACAGGAAATAAATGCAACAAAAGGAATAATCATGTTAAAAACAAAGAATGTTGATTTGTTTAAAGGCATGATGGCAGCAAAATTATATCACAATAAAGTAATTTTTGAAAATGTTAAATTAGAATATTTCTTGGATAAGATATACAAAAAATTATTCACAAAAAAAAGACAAAAAAATGGATAAAAAAGAAGTCAGAATTATAGGATTGTCAATAAATAAGCAGTTTGGCATCCTTCAAGCTTGTAAGCTTGAATTTAATCAGGACAACAGGCTTATAACAGTCCGCGGAGCAGTCGGGGAGGGTAAAACGACACTCCAAAAAAGCTTGCAATTGGGTACACAGGGCAGCAAGACGCTTATTGATAAAAATTTGTATGGTGAAATAGACACAGAAACCCAATTGCTGGACGGAGAGAAGCCTATCTGGGTTGGTTGTCGCAGCAATAAGGAAGGAAAGTTGATTTACACTATTTACACAAAGGACGGAGACGGCAACATAATAAAGGAACCAATTATTGACGGAGTAAAAGCGACGCCCGCTAAGTATCTGGATATGTTGCAAACGGAACTGACATGGAAAATGGATGAATTAACAAGCGAAAATCCAACCGTACAGCGTAAAATTTTGCTCAAGCTATATCAACATAAGCTAAAAGAAATAGGCGTTATATTCGACAAAAAAGCACCCTCATACAAGGATACTATATTGCACAAAATAGAAGTCGCAGAAGATAAAAGGAGCATGTTGGATGCTTTGCGAAAGCAGTATGGCGGAATCGCGGAAGATTTAAAAGCGAGAGGGTTTGATGTAAACCGTCCCGCAACATTACCGGAACGAGTGGATTTGGATGATATAAATAAGAAGATAAAAAAGCTTGAGGATGAAATAATAATAGAAGAAACCAACATAGAATCCAAAAAAGAAAACGAGCTGCAAAAAATAAAGACACAGGCAGCGGAGGAGACAAGCAAGGCGATACAGTATAATTCAAAGCTCAAGGAACAATATGAACAGTTATATGCTTTTCAGGAAAAATCTATAAATAAATGGAAAGAACAGCAACTTGTTAGAGAAGAAAATATATATCATGCCGAAGATTCTCGAAATAGATTAAGGTCGTTAGGTTTTGTTCATGCAGATTTAAATATATTTATTGAAAATATGCCACAACCACAAACTGATAATGAACGGCCAAAAAATGAAGTGCAAGAACCTACATATATACAAATAAACGAAAACAACCAAGTCACAGTAACAGAAGAGACAAAAAATATTGATATTGTAAAAAACATAATCAAATTAAAGTATGAATATGGCGAGGTAAACGAAAAGGATTTTACAGTAGATACAAGCAAGCAGGAAAAAAATATTGATATATTAAAAACAAGGCAGGAAAACGCCCAAGAAACCAACAAGGTTTGCGATGCCGTGGACAGCTTTTTTGATTGGCAGGCAGCAAACGAGGAGGTCTTGTTCTTAAAAAATAAATATATACAGCTATTAAGCAAAGTAGATACAGGGGTTAAGGGGTTAAAGATTGTTCCGGAAGAAGCGGAATCAGGAAATGCAGAATTATATCTCAAGTATAACGGAGAATATGATACTGCTTATTTCAGCAACAAAAATAAGGAATACAGAAAGTTGAGCTCTTACAGCGGAACGCAAAAGCCCGTTATTTGCTTGCTTATTCAAAATTATCTGCTCAACCAAAAACCCAAGTCCATGCGGTACATGTATATTGATAATATTCCAATGGATAATAAAACTGTGAAGCTGCTGAAAGACATGTGTAACAATCTTAATCTTCGCATATTTTTAAACATAACAGGTGATTTTGAGCAAACAGAATTAACAGCAGGTGAATTTCTTATTGAAGGAGGAGAGGTATTTTTTAACAAAAATTAAAACAAATATTATGAGTATTACAATAGATTTAAGAGAACGAATGTACAGGCATATTCTTATATATCATAAATATTATAAGAGAACATGGCTGGATACATTACCGATAGAACAACTGCTATGCCACTGCCATCCTATGGATAGAGCTGGCTTTGAATACGAAGTAAGTAAATTGTTTTAATGTTTCATTTACGACCATACCAGCAACATGCGATAGACAATATCCGGACTTATTTTAAAAAAGGTAAAAAACTTATCTTACAAGCTCCTACTGGCAGTGGAAAGACGGTTATATTTTCCGTGCTTTCAAAATTAGTGTCAGAAAAAGGAAACAAGATATTAATAATGACGGATAGAGTTGAGCTGCTTACTCAAGCAGGCGGAAGCATTAAGAAAGCGGGCTTAAATTCGTTTTATATACAAGCAGGAACAAAGATAGTGTCAAACTCATTTGACTGTTATATAGCAATGTCGCAGACGTTCCGCAGAAGAATAGAGTTGGATTACTGGCAAGAATTTTTAAATACTATTAATATTGTTATTATAGATGAATGCTTTATTGCAGGAACAAAAATAGATAATAAAAATATTGAAGATATAAAAATAGGCGATTATGTTAATAGCTTTAATCATGTAACAAACGGGATTGAACAAAAAAAAGTAATAAATACATTTAAAAATAAAATACAAAACGACTTAATAAAAATAAATCTTTGTTGCGACTTTATTGTTTGCACAAAAAAACATCCTATATTTGTAGCCGGAAAAGGATATATTAATGCAGAAAAAATAAAAAATGGCGACAAAATTATTAGAAATAAAATGCACACAGTGCGGCGCAGTAATAAAAAAGGGGCAAATAGATGCTCAAAAATGGTCGAACAAAAAACAAAGTTTTTTAGCTGGGCAAAATGTTGCTTGTTCAAAAGAATGTATTTCAAAAATACGTTCGAAAAGAATGAAAAAAACCAATCCTATGCACACAAAAAAAACAAGAAAAAAAGTATCGGATACATTAAAAAAAATGGGTCACAAACCACCTGTTCTTGGAGGAAACGGCAGAGGAATGACAAAATCTCAAAAAAAGCTTATAGAATGTCTTGGCGACGAATGGTTTCCGGAATTAGTTATTGTTACAGGAAATGGATATCTTCCATATCATTACAAAATAGATATAGGAAATCCTCAATTAAAAATAGCAATAGAAGTAGATGGCAGAGGCCACGGTACATTAAAAGCAAAAAAAGCAGACCGAAGAAAAACAAATCTTTTACAATCGAAAGGGTACAAAGTGTTGAGATTTACAAACGAAGAAATAATGAAAGATGTAAACAAAGTAATAAAAAAAATTATGTCTATAATTTAGAAGTTCAAGATAATAATAATTATTTTGCAAATAATATTTTGGTTCACAATTGCCATAAACAGGAATTTAACTATTTATTTGAAGGCGGTTATTTAGCTGATAAGTTTGTAATAGGTTTTACAGCTACTCCTAAACGTTCCGGAAGCATGAGGCAATTGGCATTGGATTATCAAACAATAATACCAACGGTATCTGTAAGAAAGTTGATTGCTGACAATTATTTAGTAAATGATGATTATTATGGTTTGGACAGCCCGGATATGAGCGACGTTCAGTATGATTATATGAAAGGGGATTATAAGGAAGGGCAGATGTTTCAAAAATTCAATACGCCACAACTTTACAGCGGAGTGGTTAAGAATTATTCGGAAATATGCCCTCTTTCTAAAACTTTGGTTTTTTGTGTAAACATAGAGCATGTGATAAGAACAGTCGTAGAATTTCAAAATAAGGGCATAGATGCAAAGTTTATCACAAGCAAGGTGTCGCATCCAAAGAAGCCAGAGGATGTATCAGACAAGGGTAAAATGGCGAGATACGAAGAAAGAATGAGAGTGTACGAATTACACGCAAAATATTTCAAGCTTTACAGCGGAAAGAGGGAGAATATATTTAAGGATTTTAAGGATGGTAAGTTTACAGTTCTTGTCAATGCAGGTATTGCCACAACAGGATATGACTGTCCAAGTATTGAAACAATAATACTGAACAGGGCAACCACTTCGACTACTTTGTTGCTGCAAATGATTGGCAGGGGCAGCCGCATACACGAATCGAAAACTCATTTCAATATACTTGATTTTGGCGGAAACTGTCAAAGGTTGGGGCATTACAGTGAGGACAGAAATTGGGGCTTGTGGCATGAAAAAAAGGAGGGCAAAGGACTTCCGCCTTTAAAGGAGTGCGGTTTTACGCTGCAAGGTAAGCCAATTAAGAAGGGCGGGTGTCGCAGGCTCATACTTGCATCGTACAAGATTTGTCCGTTTTGCGGGTTCAAATATCCTGACAAAAAAGCAAAAGAGATAGACTTACAAGCATTGATGTACGATGGTCAGAAAGCAGTAAAAACAAAGCGGGTAAAGAATATGACATTGAACGAGCTTAATATATACTGGAAAGCGAAAGGGCATAAGACAGCATGGCTCTGGCGTCAACTGTGGTACAAAGGCAAGCATGTAATGATAGAAGAATTTGGAAAGAGATACGGGTGGAGCAATATGACGATAAAAAAAGCGATAAATTTTTGTGAAAATTTCTAACTGATTATTAGCACTTTACAAATAAAATGTAAAATAATTTAAAAAAAAGTGCAAATAAATTTTTTAATTAAAAAACTTACTATATATTTGCATAGAATTTAAACATTAATTATTAATTAAAAACTTTGTAAAATGGAAAATTTAAAAATTATTAACAATTTCGAATTTGAAAGAAACACAGAAGGAAGAAACGCTAATGAGTATTTATCATATTATTATCCTGCGACAATTACGGTGCAGTATAAAAATTTAGTGGAAGCCATAAAAGTAAGAGAACGTGGTGGGGATATAGGTGTTGAAGTTGTCACAGATAAGTTACAAGTATTAATTGATGCTGGAGTCAGCATTGATTTTTCTGAAGTTAAAAAACTGTATAAAAAAGAGCTTAAAAAGGAGCTTGAAAAAGACACTGAATTAAAAGACAAAGCAGTAGAAGAAAAGTACCGTAGTAGTTGGGCTCACGATGTATTAAACAATATAAAGGTATTAAAAAAAGAAGGCTTGACAGCGGAATTAAATTGTACTTTGGAAGCTTTCCAAAATTAAGCTTAAAACAAGTAAAAGACATGATAAAAATATTAAGCATTTAAAATCCGCAGTTTCCCGCAAAGTTCTGCGGCGGTTGGGCTCCGTTAAAAGCCCTTATTTTTTAACATTAAAATAAAAACATGATAGCAGTAGACCAGAATATTATAATAGTAATAGACTTAAAAAGACCGAAAGAAGCACGCTCTTACAGCTCCATTAAGAAGCTATGTGAGGCAAATCCGGACTTTCCTTTGTATGAATTATACAGGAGAGACAAGTATAAATTTCCTTTTAAAAAAAACATAAACGGAACAAATTACTTGTTTGTCCGCAGCAAGATAAATGCCTCCAAAGTTGTTAAGATAAGCGAAAAAATATTGCTTGCATCAGGATTTAAACAGACAAAAAAAGGAGAATTTGAGTTTATGGGTTTTGAGATAGCATCAACAAACAATAATTCGAACGGCTTGTATATATTGCGGTTGAAGAAAAAAAACAAAGTAGATTTTATTACATATACACATGAATTAAAAGCGATGTTCAAAGCGGAAAAAGGCATTGGGCTGGATTTAAATATTTACTAATTAAAACAAATAATTATGACAATTGTAACAGGTAGCCTCAACTTATCAGCGTTGAAGCATATCAAAATGAAAGCAAAAGGACAGAATGGAGAAGTGGACGGGTTGTTTATTCCTATCAAGGCAAATAAGTTGTTTGCAAGCGAAAAGGGTAACACCTACCTAAATCTTGTCGCGTTTGAAATGAAGGAAAAAAAGGACTACGGTACACATATTGTAAAACAGTCTTTAAACAAGGAAGAGAGAGAAAAAATGACGGATGAAGAAAAAAGGGAGATGCCTATATTGGGCAACTTAAACGTTGATAATTCTCCGGCGGAAACAAGCAATGACGAGGGAGATGGCAAAACTTTTAAACAAGACGACGAAGTACCATTCTAATGGATTTATTTATTCCAAAACCAATAAGCCACGGCACTCAATTGATTGCCGTGGCATCTGAAAGGATAAAAGAAAACTTGTATGATTATGACAACCTTACGGATAAGGATGGCAATATGTACAGTATTCTTGAACATTTTGCGTTTGATAAAAAAGATGCTTTTCCTGGCGGGCTCATGTTGCTGGCTACTGGACAAAGTTTAGAAGCGGATAAAGTTTGGAGAGCTTATCCAAAAAGTGATAAGCTATATTTTTTTATTGTTAAAAAGCAAGCATGAAAGAAGATAGATTGCAATACGAATTGGTTGTTTGGTTCAGCCAAAGATACCCTGAACTGCGAGGACATTTGTTTGAAGTAAATAACGACACTTATAATGTCAAGCATGCCATTAAGCGTCGTTCTATGGGCATGATAAGTGGTGTATCTGATTTAATATTTATCGTTCCTGACAGCGGAAAGATTGCTGCCTTGGAATTAAAAGCTCCTCAATCCACACATAAAAAAGAGCATATACAAAACCAAGTTGATTGGGGTGCGAAAATGGTAAAAGCGGGCGGGTATTACCTTATAACAAGCAGTTTGCATGATGCAGAAATGTTTATTGATAACTTAATCAGGAACAATCCTGCCCTTGCAAAGGATAAGCAAAACAAATCAATTCATTTTGTTAAAAAGCAGTATTATAAAAAGACTATTAAATTTTTGTAAAATAAAAGCCTGTAACAAACGTTCAGGCTTTTTTTATATAAAATATACTTACAATGCTGTAAAAGTTTGTTAGAAGTAAAATTTTGCAGCAAAGAATTAAAATTAAGGAGCTTTTATATTGCTAATTTTCGAGGAATTAATATTTAACAATGTTGTAACCCACGTCCCGCCCACTGATGTGAAAACAGTCGTTAGATTAGCATTTAAAGCAGTCACAAAGCTTTGAAGCCCCGAATTTAAAGCATTATATCGCACAAAAAAATCAGTATTTCCGCCAAATTCACATGTTCCGTTATTTTTTAACAGTATATCAAAAACCTCCGTTCCGTCGCTGTCTGTTGCATATATACGAGTCTCGCCCTCTTCTGTTTTTTCGCTGTGTAAAATATAACCAAGTACAGCCGTAGAACCCGTTTCTTCTGTTGTCGCATGTATAGCCATTGCACCCTTCACAGGCTTACTGTCCACGCCATGCGGAAGAATAGGTTCTGCTGTTTGAATGTCGTTTTTCCCAAACCTTAATACCTTTATAAATTCGCTTGTCGCTTGTTTTACCCTTGTAAGTGTTATCATTCAAATATGTTTTTAACGTCCGCAAAATTATAAACCTCCTTCATTACACATGTAAGAATATATCTCTCGCTGTTCCTGTTTCCTATGATTGTAGTCTGCTCAACAAACAATTCAATCGTATTATTTATATTTAGACTTTTCGCTTTTAAGTTTATTAAGTTTCCGGGCTTGACAAATTGTGTTGTTCTTATGCTGAAACGTATGGACGACAGCTCTTTTGACAGCTCCATGCGAGCTGCTTTTTTTACATCAAAAACACTTCCTGAATTTGATACTTTTACTCGTGGCCTATATGCTGAAACCATTGGATTCAATACAGTCTCCTCGCCACTGCTTCTGCTTAATTCTGATGCCTGTTTGACTACTGTTATTTCACTATGCAATACCTGTCCGTTCACATCCAGGGTAATACTCTCATTTCCGCCATTGCCTTCCTCAAAAGTAGCTACAGGCGTCATTATGTCCGTGTCTATTTTTGTAAAAACAAGATGCCCTTCCTTATTGTGAGAAACAATCATTCCGCCCTGGCTTGCTATGCTGTTAAGAAAACTTTTTATTGTTTGATTTATGTTTGCATTCGCTTTTTTATAAGTCTTTTCAAAATCCTCTTGGACATTATCTGTGGCAGAAAAATCAATGCTAAATTCAGGTAATATTTTTTCACAGATTTGTTTCAACGACAAGTTATCTGACTGCAATGGATACATAGATGTTGGTATATTGCAGTCTTCCAGAACCCCCGGACTTGAATAGCCCGACACAGATATAAGTTCCGGTCTCGCAGAAATACTTCTTGTACTGCTTAAAATAACACCCGTAAGCAATAGTTCATCATCATCTGTTATAACTTTACAAGACGAATAAGAAAGCTGTACAGGTAAAATATCCCGCAAAGCATCAAATTTGAATATGCTTGCAATGGCATTGTATTTTAAGTCAATTACATATTTCTCAAAATTTGCGAATATTTCGTCGTTTATATATAGTTTCATATGTACCAAACTATTTTTCTGCCTTTTGGTATATGAGTAATCTCATCAAAAGACAAGTTGTTTGCATCCATGAAATCTTGCAAATTATCATCGCCGGAACCATAATATTTATGGGCTAAATTAACAATATTATCATCTTCTTCTAATATCGTTGTTCTTTCCTGCTTTGAATTATATGCAATTTCGTAAAGGTTTGCAACTGTTAAATTAACTATTTTATCCAAGTTAAAAGCCAAATCAGCATCAGGTTCATATGCAACACCAGCCGCAGATATTACAGGCCCAAGGCTTGTTCCGTCAAATGTTTGAATTATAGAGCTGTTAAGATTTACAATGCTGTCAATGGCATTAAGAACATCTTGTCTTGTCTTATAATCACCAGCCTCCGGAGTGGATGCAACCTTACAAGCTGTCCCGACTATACTACAAGCAAAAGCCTCAAACATTTCAAACTCTTCTTTTTCAACAAACAATGCTCTTGTATCATTGTATGTTTCTATTAATTGAGTAAGCTTAAATTCTATACTTTGCTTGATAATAAAAGGAAAATCAACCAAGTTTTGTATTTGTTTCATAAAAAAAGCAGGTCGCTCCAAAACATACTGGGCAGCAGACGAAGCCTTGCGAACTAAATCTTTTAATATGTTTACTTTTTCAAGAACATCCGTCAAAACATCGTATTTTTTTCCAATCATTCTACTTGAAATGACTGCTGGTTCTATTGCAGATGAATCCGTTGGTGCTTTGTTTTCAAAGACTTCTTCCGCTCTTGTGTTTATATCCGAGCTTATCTGAACTATTGTTATGCGAACATTTAACTTGTATAGAGGATATTTATAATTTATCGTTTCCCAAACTACTCCAGTAATTTTAGATATATTATAAACAGAATTATCAATTTCCAAATTTAAGGGCTGTACTAATATAGCATCATAAACAGGATGATGAATAGTCCACGGGCGAGAATCTCTGGCAGCATATTCAAATTTTCGCGTCTGCTCAATACAGTCCTCGCCGTGAAAATAAAGCAATATAGGAAACTTATTTCCTGACTGCTTTTTTCGCTCGACATATGTACCTTCTACACCTACAAAATCAAATCCTTCTGTATTGTATTTTATAGATTTCTTGGCATCTTTCCACAGCGGATAGAACTTTTGTCCGTCCCCTGTTTCTATTTCCAGTTTTATGTCATTAAGTCTTTGTGCCCAGTTCATAACATATATTTTTCAAATCGTTTTTTTGCATTCTTTAAAAATAATTTTGGCATTTTTCTTACTGTGAATTTGCTTGCTGGAGCCATAAATGGTTGTCTTTTTATTTTTACAGTACGTCCCTTTTTAAACGAATATACAGGCTTTGTTTTTAAGAATAAACCAGCACGTCCTTTTTTTCTTATAGTTCTTATTTCAAACAACAAACTTCCATACCTTATAAACCCGCCTTTTCCTACTTTAAAAGCTGCCTTAATAAAATTTTGGCTCTTATATACGCTCTTACCCTTCTTGGGCTTTATGGTTTTTAAATAATACTTTTTTGATACAACTTTTTTTGAACTACCCGATACCCTTGCTTCCTTTACAGGAATATAATCTCTTTTCGGTATTCTTCCGCCATGCTCCTGCTTTTCTAAATCCTGAAAGTGTTTTTACTTTTGACAGCAACCGTATGGCTTCTGATAAAATTCTTTTTTCTTATCGTAAATTGCCCTTTAAACTGTCGCCCTATTTGAATTTGCTTCATGTCAAAAGCTGCATCATTCAAAGTCATTCTTACAGCCACAGGCATAGCAGATTTATGAAGCTTTTCAAGTTTGTTTGTTAGGCTTACAACTTTGTCCGTGTTTATGTTAAATGTATTAAGCATCAATTGGAATTAAGCAATTGAACACAATATTATCAGAGCCCGTAAAAGCAACTTCACTTCGAACTAATCCCGTAGAACTAACAGAAAAAGGAATAACTTCTGCACCCATAGCACCAAATATTCTTACTTCTGTATCGGGTCTGTATCCGCTTGGCAAAGTGAATAACTCTTGGGCATTAGGTATAGAACCCGTATTAGGCTTTGCCATTCCCCTAAATTCAATATATCCGCTCCTTGTTTTTCTGTATGCTAAATTCAGGTCGTCTGGAGATGTAAGAACAACATCAAAATAAGTGCCATAATCGCCTGTTAATACTTCGTGAAACGTATTATCTTCCCACATCATATCAGTAACAAATCCAATAAATATTTCTACCATCTGAAAACCGTTTGACATATTATCAGGATTTCCGTTTTCCGTCAAAGATTGGTGTCTTTTTAAATATTGCCAAAATTGAATAATATCACCATTTATTTCTTCGCTTATTAAAGTTTCTTCGTTTACTACTCTTCCGCTTGGATAATCCATGCTTGGTGCTTCAACACCCGTTTGGTCTTCTAATTTTCTCATAATGTATAATTTATTAATAAAAACCCAACTGTTTGAGCAGGCTTAATTTTTAATATTAATTCTCTAAATTCTTTTCTTCTATTTAACGGAACACCCGCAAAATCAGGAAATGTAGAATCACCTACAAAAAAAGTTGCTCGCATATTAGTATCATCACCTACAATGAAAGAATCATCTTTTTCTTGAACTGTATTGTTTACAACTTTTGTCATTCCCGATATGCCTACATGCCCATATAATGCTTCTCCGTATTTTACAATGCCATAATTAGAAAATACAGGATTATTAAGTATAACAGTAGAAAACCCTGACGTGTCAATGTTTTCATGTACATATACATCAAAACCCGCTGCTCTTAATTGTCCTTGAAGGTATAAATAATGTTGCCTCGCTGGTATATTTCCCGGATGTTGCATTTTTCTTAATATAATCTCTTTGCGGTCTGCTAAAGATAAATAAGGCTGGTAAAACAAACCTAAAGCCCTCTCCCAATTAGTGGCGTCATCCGCAGTAAAATCATCATTGTCAGGCAAAATTGAATACATCAATGTCTTTGCTGTATCCAATACTTCTTGCTCGCTTAAAGACAATCCTTGAAGTAATTGTTCAAAAACTCCGTCCTTTCTAATCCACCATGCTCTACCTGTTGGAAATAGTTGTCTGCTTAATTTTACAAAAATATTATCTGCCATTTATATGTTTGTTACGTCGTCAATATATGGTATATCGCCATTCATGAATTCATATATAGTTTCTAAAGAGCCATTAACTGTCATTGTTATATTAGTAAAGCTATTCTGTCCGCCAATTACATCCCTTACTACGTTAAATATGTCTGATAAATATATTTTACCTATTTGTTCATCAGCAGGACTATCCGCTCCAGCAATAAACGGGCGTATGTCAAATAAAAATGTGCCCAAAGCTGTCTTTATGCTTGTAAGAAGCGTCGGGTCGCTCAAATCTGTTATTTCAACATCCACAGGCAAGGGCGTAACCGCAAGGAAATGGATTTTAAAGACACCCAACGGCCTCCGCCCTCTTTCATTTAATGGTTTTGTAGTATCAGGGTCAAATTCTACAACATCTTCAACATCACTTAATATCGCACTTGAAGGCGTGCCTCTTCCGTCTATAGAATCTACCACATTTGCTTCAACGTATAAATTAATCTCTCCCGCTTCTCCAGGTGTCACATACGGATATACTTTACGAACACCAGCAGCATCTTGAGACCACAACCTGTAATCCGTACGAGCTCCGCCTTGTGCTTCCAATTGGTAGGCGTCAATAGTCGCTTTTCTGTAATCAGCGTAAGATTCTGCCGCTGTGGGTGTTACGCTTATAGAATCAATATCTGCAAAGCTATCCACATTTGCCAAAGGTGCCGTAACTTGTAATTGGTCTCCTATTTCCAGTCTTGCTTCAGGGCCTAAATCCAATGCTCTTATTGAAATCACCCCTGTCGTTCCTGTAAATATAAAAGCAACATCAACAATAAATAAATTGTCAGGACTTGCAGAGCCATCCAAGCTCTTAAAGGTTGTATTTACTGGAATGGTTGCTCCTATCGTTCCGGAAACATTTATGTCATACACACCCGCAACCGCAGGAAAAGGAAGCCGCCCTAATTTTACAAGCCCGTATCTCTCCAGCGAACCGCCCAACGACTCCGGGTCTGCCGTATCTACAAAGATATTTTTGTACAAAAAAGCAATCGCAGTATATATGATTTTCAGTTTTGCTGCTTGAACTGCCGCAAGGGCATTCAAAACAACTTTTCCAATTATATAATTGATTTGTAATTTTGTTTTCAAATCAGTTAAAATACTGGAATATAAATCATTAAACGTAGGTATATTCATTTTGTATCTTTAAAATTTTTATTAATTAAATACCACTCAAATGCTTTTACACAATGGTTTTTTTCAACAAAATATATTTCAAAAAACTTTATTCTTATGCTAAAAATATAATCTATCATGCTTGCAAACTTATATCCTTTTTTATTGAACATTTTTTTATCCAAAGCATCCCCGAGACTGGCGGATATTGTTATTTCAGATTTGTCAAACAAGGTTTTTCCCCAATATTTTTTCAATATTAATGCTCTTTCAAACATGTTGCCAAGTATAACATTTCCCAACCTGTCAATCCATATAGCAATTTGCCTAAAAGTGTCGTTTATAAGCTTAGAAATCTCTTTGCACACTTGCCAAATTGTTTTTAAAATACTGCCTTTTTTTAACAAAAATATATTAAATATTAATGCAAAAGGAAACAGTATTGCAGACAATATTAATGCCGCTATTAATTCAAGTATCTTCATTATATATGCCCTCCTTCGCACCATTTAGTATAAAATCCGGCTATCGCAATCATTGACACATCTCCAGAGTGAGTATCAACATTACCAACCCGCTCTATTGTCGCCCACAATACATCCCCAAAGCCAGCATCTTTTCTTGATACCATGTTTGAAACATCCAAAAGAAATTCATAGGTCAATTGAGTATCTGCCGCCGCCGGAGCTGCTTCAGATTCTGCAAGGCTTTGTTCGTTTACACCTGTTGTTGGGGCTGCTATTTGGCTGCGATATACGCTAAATCCATCCGCAGTAAAACCCCACCTAATCACCCAATCTATATCCCCGGCAGAAGTGTCATCTGTAATTATGCTGAATAACAACTTAATCGGAGAGCTTGTATCTAAATCCAACGGAAGATAAGAGCTAAATCCTATTCTATCGACAGCTCCATTGGCAAATTTGTTTTCCACTCTTCCTACATCTATGTTATCTGAAATAAATAAATCTTGATTTCCGGGGCTCGATGCCGCTGCCTCCAACAAACCTAAAGCCCAGGGCAATCTACCTATTGGTCTTGACTTCCCGAAAAATTCAGGCCATCCGTCACCATTTACTTCAAACCTGTTAGAATGAACCTTAAACTGTTCAAATACAGGAGCAGTAGTAATCCCTGTCACAATTCTGTATCTTATCCAGTAATAATCGTCGCCCAAAGACATTGGGTCGTTTTTTGTCCATGAATCATTGTGTAACTCACTGTCTATCCTTATTTGATGAGAGCCTG